ATTCAGTTTTAAAGGGCTGTGAAAAATTAGTTCAAATGGGCGTTATTGAGCGTAAATCCTTCGCAAATCAGCCAGCAAAATACGTTTTGACTGACAGTATTTTTGCAGTCGATATTTTAGATAGCGAAAATATCGCAGGCGAAAATATAGATGGGGGAGTCGATATTTTAGATAGCGTGCTATCTAAAGATTCGACCCACAATAACAACTCAAAAACAACTAATACAAAAACAAATGTAATTAGTGATTCAAAGGCTAAATTTTCATTTGTTGAAGCACTTAAAAAACTTGGTGCAAATGATCAATTAATTAAAGACTGGTTAGCTGTACGCAAGACTAAGAAAGCATCTAACACCCAAACAGCTTTTGAAACTTTTGAAGAACAACTTTCAAAATCAGGATTCGATGTGAACCTTATCCTTAAAATCTGTATTGATCATGACTGGAAAGGGTTTCGAGCTACTTGGTTACAAAACATTGATCTTCACGCTTATCAAAATCAAATCTTAGAGAACCAAACTCAACAGATCATCCCTGAACAACCAGCAACACAATTCAAAGGTGTTGCTAAGAAATTTAAGGGGATGGACCAATGATTGAATTATTTTCTATCCCTGTTGAGCAAAGCATCTTGTCTACGTTCATGACAATCGATCAGGCAGCAGATGAGTTTATCTCTCAGATCGATGCACAAGATTTCTATGCATCACAACACCAGATCATCTTTGCCCACATCAAGAGCCAATTGAATAAGGGTGAAGCGTTTGATGAAGTGACTGTATTTGAATTGATCAAGGCGAATCCTCTAGAGATCAGCCAGATTGACGAGCAGTTCATTGTTAACTTGATGAGCCGTGTAAGCAATGCAAGTTTGTTGGTTACTCACATCAAAAAGCTAAAAGATTTCTCTACTCGCAGAAAGCTTCAAGAGACTAGTAAGCTGATCAATTCAATTGCAAATGACTTGGTGACGCATACTGCTGAATCTGCTGTAAGCAAGGCTCAGTCATTAGTTCAAAACTTAGATTTTGGTGCTGGTGAGGAAAAGCTTAAACATGCTCATGAGTTTTCAAAAGAAGCTGTAAAAGAGTTCCTTGATCGCCACATGGCAATTCATAACCAAATGCCTTATGAGGGCGGTATCAAGACTGGCTTTACTGCTCTGGACAACAAACTAGGTGAAATCAGCAAAGGCGATCTAGTCATCATTGGTGCGCGTCCTTCAATGGGTAAAACAACGTTTGCTCAAAACATCGCAGCAGACATGATGATCAACCAGTCTTTGCCGGTTCTATTCATATCAATCGAAATGAAGGGCAGACAGATCGCACAGCGCTTAATTAGCGGGATTGGTGGTGTAGAGCTACGCAAAGTATTAACAGGTCATATCGACCCAAATAGCGACGATACGCAGAAGGTGAATAAGGCTGCTCTTGTACTTGAGAATGCGCCTTTAATGATCGATGACAACAACCGTGCAACTGTGGCGACTATCCGAAGATCAGCGAAGAAGGTCATTGCTAAATACGGGAAGCTTGGAGCGATCTTTGTTGATTACATCCAGAAAGTTACACCGCTCACTAAAAACAACTTTGGCCGATCAGACAAGGATATTGGTGAAATCTCAAATGAGCTTAAACGCATGGCAGGCGACTTTGATTGTCCTGTAATTGCCTTAGCCCAGCTTAACCGTAACTTAGAGAATCGCCCAAACAAACGCCCTGTTAATGCAGATCTAAAGGAATCAGGCGACTTAGAGCAAGACGCAGACATCATCATGTTTATTTATCGCGATGAAGTCTACAACAAGGATTCTAAAGAAGCAGGTACAGCAGAGATCATCATTGGTAAGGCTCGTAATGGCTCGATTGGCACCGTTCGATTAGCTACAGATTTAGCAAGAGCAACCTTTCTTGATTTGGATCCGCAGTATTACCAGTCAATGGAAGAGAGAGGTGCAGCGTGAGCGTACAAGTGCAAGTAACTTCGATCGATCGCCAGAAGATGCAATTCAACGTAGAGGCGATAGATGGGTCAAGGGTGATTCTTAAGCGTGCATTTAACTTCAAGACGGAAACGAAAAAGCACATTGAGTCAGTGATCAATAAAGAACTTAAGACTTTCAACAAGCCTTCATATGGCGGTATCGAAATTGTCTTTATGTGTCCAGTAGGAGCGTTCTCATGAGATTAGCAGATGATAAGCAAACCCTAGATTGGATTGAGGAAATTGGCGGTGAACAGTACGAGGCTAAATTCACTCATGGGACAGTCTACGGATATAACAAGTTCAAATGTCGTTGTGAGTTTTGTAAGGAAGCTAAAGCATTAAGCAACCAACGTGCAGCTTTGAAGCGAGCAGTTAAAGCAAACCTGCCTGAATCAGCTTTGATTGTTGGAGGCGCTGTATGAAATCAATAAGTAAAACCAAGAAACTTAAC